TCACAGCCTCAGCGAGCCTGCACCCACTAGCGCCTGCGCGTTGCACTGCCTTTGCGCGGCGTCGGCTAGGGTTGCAGATCCCTCGCGACAAATCGGCTTTGTCTCGCGGCGTCTGATATCGCCGGGCCGGCGTAGTGTTTCCTGGTAGTCGGCATCTGTCGGCTCGACGTGTATCAGCCTTTCGGCAAGCAGACCGTCACACTGCAACGATTGCAGTTGCATTGCGATCCTACGGTCACCATCGCCGCGTGGCCACAGGCAGCTGATCCGGCTCGACTGCGTCCTGCATCAGCAGGTCGGGCTAAATCTGCGCCAGCTCGCGCCGGCGTGGCAGATATAGTACGCGACTTTAGACCGGCTCGACGCCCTGTCGAGTGTGCGCCAGCATGAGATTGATGATGGCCCGTTCGCGTCTTGGTCCTCGAGTGCAGCGCGTTGGTTCATGATCGTCAAGAAGGTCAATCGCCAACCGTGCGGCACATGCTTTCCGGTGAAGCCAGCGTCCAGGTAGAGCTTGCTCCAGGTGCTGTCGTTGATCGGATGTCGAGCCTTCGTGATCGGCACGCCGGCAAAGGGGCGATCGCGAGCGTCTTCTCCTTGCCAGTAAAGCGGTACTTCAGCCGCGAAAGCTTCGACCTGTTCTTACGCACGAGCAGGTACAGTTCACGCTCGCCGACCATCTTCCGGTCGTACCGGTCGATTCGGCTTTCCTGCAGGCGTTGTCGGTCAGCGCTGAGGTCGCAAGTCGGTACCCGCAAAGTACCTTAACGACCGCTGCGCCTGGCTGAGACAGGCAGCGATCTCATGAGCCCACTTTCGCAGAAAAACCGCGAGGAAGTGCAAGGCTTGTGAGCTTGGGTGAGACTAGTTGCGCTGGGGCATTGGATGCCCGACAAGGGCAAGGAACGCACGCCTAACTTCCTGTTTTTAAATGATCGTTCTTGGATGATCTTGGGGTGAGGCCCCTTAAAGTGCCCCAGCGCTTTCATGAGGATGCCCCGCCGAGCTGTTCGTTCTTCCAGGCTTCGATGGCGTGTTCGGGCCAGGCGACTCGCTGCAGAGCGACTCGAGTCGGAGCCGGGAACTTGTCCCTGCCGATGAGGCGATAAATCGTGGCTCGGCTGAGCGAGGTCTCGCGCACGACGTCGCTGATCTTGAGGAAGCGGCCTGGCGCGCGCGCGGGGGCACTGCCGGTCTGGGCGGTGTGAAGATCAGACATGTAGGGGGCTCTCAGCTTGTGCTGCTTGGTAGGCAGCGGTGATGCGTGCGACGGCGGTCGCGAAGTGTGCCGGGTTCTTTTCGATGCCCGTGAAGATGCGGCCGGCGCCGATCGCGGCGACGCCCGCTGTGCCGCTACCCATGAATGGGTCGCAGACGGTCTTGCCGGCGACGTTGAGCATGATGCTCGCCATGAGGTCACCGGGCTTACACGTGGGATGGCCGTGTCGGGCCGGTCCACGCGGGGAGGCGAAGCGGCGGACCCGCAGCTTCTCGGTCACGTCCCCTTGGGGGTGGTAGCCGCGCTGCCAGGCATGCACGTAGAACTCGCAGTCGCTGCGGTAATGCTTGTTGGCTATCGGCTGCGGGTTGACCTTCTGCCAGATGCAGAGAGCGTGCCGATTGAAGTTGCCAGAGACATGCGTGAGCAGGGCGGCGAGCTGGTCGTTGTTCGTAAAGATCACGACGGCGCCGCAGAGCAGGGGATTGACGATCGCTAGGTCGAAGCCGCGATGCATGTTCTCTTCGACCATTCGGTCGAAGTTGGGTCGTCGCTTGCGGTAATGACCGCCACCACTCGCCTTAATCAGGTACGGCGGGTCAAACACATCAGCGTCGAAGAAGCCGAGGCGTGGGCGCAAGTAGTAGGCGTCCGCACAGTAGAGCGTGTGCGGGCCGATCTGCGCAACGCCGACATCGCCACCGGGCGTGCCTGCGTCATAGCCGAGGAGGGTAGCCGTCACCGGGGGAACTCGGTCCACTCGCGGCCATCGAGCAGGCGACCAGCGGCCTTCTTGCCGACGCGGCACATGCCTTCCCAGCCATTGCCCTCTTCCGAGATGAGCCAGCCGGCTTCCATGGGGCGGAACTCGCGGTCGCTGCTGACGTGGATCGCATCGGGCGTGTTCGTGCAGCCCGCGGGATCGTGGTCACGCGAGGGGTGGTATTCGCCCCACTGCTTGAACAGGAACGGGGTGGCCGACGCGAGGCACTGTTCGCGCAGCGAGCGCACCCAGTCGGGATGCATCGGACGCGCCTTGGGGCCGCTCTCGCCGCCGACGATGACCCAGTCGAGCGGGCCTTGATCCTTGCTCATGTTCGGATGGCGAACCAGCGCATCCATGAACGTGTCGCCGTTGTCACGAAGGCAGGTGATGTCCATCGGCCCGAGCAGCGGCTCGGCGCTGATGAAGCGCACTGCGGCCGGCGTCGCGAGTAGATGAGGGATGCGCTCGTCGGCGCGCTCCTGGTCCTCTACTGAGACGCCAAGCCAGACGTTCGCGGGTGCCTTTAGTTCGTTGTTGAACGGGTGCTGTGCCAGGGTGCCGTCGCCCATCGTGACGTTGATCGGCTTGGCTCGCTTTCGCGCTGACAGGTACTCGCGCATGCGATCGGCGCGCTTAGTCAGGATCATGTGCGTGTGCTGCGGAGTCAGGCCGCAGACGGCGAAGAGGCGGTCAATCGCTTCGTCGGGCACGTTCTCGTGGAAGAGGTCGCCATGGGCGTTCCAGAAGATCTTGCGGCCACGCTTCCACTGCAGCGCCAGCTGCAAGGCGGGTTCGTGCATCCGGACTTCACCCGTCCAGCGCGGACCGGCGCTCGTCTGCTTGGTCAGGCCGGCGCGTGACGGATGATGGCGCAGGCGGGTGCCGGCGAGCAGCTCCGCGTAGCAGCCGCCATGCGGGCCGGGTCCGCCGCAGCCGGGCGACACGCGCGAGCAGCCGTTGGCGTAGTTGAGGGTGGCGTCTGCCCATTCGATCTTGGTGTTGTCGGCCATGGTCTACCTGCGGGCGGCTGCTGGCGCGCTGGAGGCGCGACCAGGGGAGGATTGGAGGGAGCGGGCTGCGGAGGGCAGGCGGTGGCATTTGGCCGGGCGGCTGACCGGGTGGAGGCCGAGCACGTCTTCCGGCTCGGGCCAGTTCCACAGGTTCAGGGCGCCCGGCATAGTCACCGGTGCGCGCCAGTGCTCCGGGTCGAGCATGGGCCAGGCCCAGACAGCGTGCTTGTCGCGGGTGCTGTCGTTGACACGGGGCACGCCGAGCTCTTCGGCGATCTCCTCGGCCGCGCGGGGCTCGCCGATCACGGCGGTGCCGACGCCGGCCCCAAGGTGCAGGGGCTCTTCGCTGGGCAGCCAGGCGCGATCGAGGATCGGCAGCCCCTTCTCAGCGTCGAGGCACGTCTCGATGACGGCCGGGTTCTGGTTCCGCTTCTCCGGGCCGTCGCGCAGCAGGGAGAACAGGGCGACCACTTCGGCCTGGTCGATCTTGCGCTTGGCGGCATGGATCACGATGCGCTGGCCGATCATCGCCGCGGGCGGGCGCCAGCTGCGGAACTCGTAGGGCTTGGCGCCCGCGATGATCAGCGTAGCCCAGGGCTGCAGGACGGTGAGCGCCTTCATGCTGCACGGCTCCCGCGATACGCGCGAGGGCGGAACTGCTCGGGCAACACGTCAAAGGGGTGGGCTACCAGGGTAAACTCGCCGCCCGGTCGGACGAAGGTCACGTACTGGCTGTCGTGCGTGATGTAGAAAGCACGCCGGCCGCTAACAGTGATCTCGACCGGCTCGACTTGGTAATCAGTCAGCCGGCAGACCGCGATCTTCAGAAACTCGCCGAAGGTGTATCCGGAGAACGCATCACAGCGCCAAGCATCGGCGAGCGCCTTGCCACGGGTTGTGGCTAGGTAGATACCGCTGCCCCAACCCATGATGCTCACTTCAAAGCGTCGCAGGCGGAAGTCTTGGGTGCGCGTGTCCTTCATGCTGCGCGCTTCCCGAGCTGCTCGACCAGGGTGGCGAGGTCGCCCACGGTCTCGCAGTTCTCGAAGCGGCACGCGGGCAGCTCGATCTCGCAGGCGTCGCTGACCGCCAGCTCGATGCAGACCATGTCGACGGCGTCGCAGCGCAGGTCGCGCGCGAAGCTGGTCTCAGCGGTGATCTCGGGCAGGTGCGTGCGCGTGTTGACCAGCGCCTCGCGCACGATGGTGGCGAGGTCGGTCATGGCTGCTCGTCGTCCTGGGCTTGAGCGGCGTCGGCGCGCTTGACGGTCGCCCCGATCAGAAGGGCCAGCGCGAACGCCACCACCAGCCACAAAACCAGTGCGGTGAGGACTACCCCGATCATGCTGCACCGCCTGACGGCGCCGGCAGCAGACCCATGGTGACGTTAGGAGCGCCCGTGCGGTATTCGACGGCGAGGGGCTCGGCGATACGCTCGTAGACGGTCGCGCCGTCTGCCATGACCACGTGAGCGAGGAAGGCCTGCTCCAGGGTTTCGATGCCGCTCTCGACGCTTTCCAGCTTGGCCTTGATGACCAGGAGCAGGGCGCGGCCGCGTTGGCGGTGGCTCTGGGCGAGGCGTTCCTTGCGCTGGGGCAGGTTGAGCGCGACGTTGTTGCCGTTGCGCGCCGGGATCGTGTCGAGCCCTGGCAGCGGCACGCGGAAGCGGATCAGGCGGTCGGCCAGGACGAACTGGATCGCGAAATGATCGTCGCTCTCGAACTGGCCGATCTGCTGAGCGCCGGCGCGCTTTATGAGGGTGATGATCTCGGCGATCGACTTCTCGAACGCGACCGATGTGTTCTCGGCGTAGCTCATGAGCTGGCTCCTACCGGTGGTCGCTCTTCGCGCTGGCGAGCGCGTGGGCGACGATGAAGGGAATGGCGATCAGGCCGGCGATCACGAGCAGGACACGGGTTGCGACCTTGAGCGCGAGATCCAGGCGGCCGTTGGCGCGGGCGCACGGGGCGCAGCGGCGGCAGGCGCAGCTTTGCGGGTGCACGTGGGGCTTTGGGATGCTGCGCATGATCAGCCGAGCCCCAGCGCTGCGCGATAGGTGTCGAGCAGCATGTCCATCTCTTTGCGATCGTCCGGGTTCATCTTCCGGAGGCGCACGATCTGGCGCATGATCTTCACGTCGTACCCAACGGCTTTCGCCTCGAGGTAGACGTCGCGGACATCGTCGCTGATGCCCTTCTTCTCTTCTTCGAGGCGCTCGACGCGCTCGATCAGGAGGCGCAGGCGATCGTCGGTGGTCTCGGCCATCGGTGGTCCTTTCAGAACATCAGGATTTGAGGATCGGGGCTTGCGGCGACCCAGTCGGCACGCGCTTGGCGCGCATCGGTGAGGGCCTGCTCGGCTTGCGCGTGCTCGGCCTCGATCGCCTGCCGGCGCTCGGCCGCGCGGCGCACCCGGCGTTCCGCTAGGCGCACGACTTCTTCGTGAGCTTCGAGGGTACCGAGCACGGGCGTGGTCACATCGTGATCCACTTCGTGCCCTGGACGAGCCCACAGACGGCAATACCGAGGCAGATCGCGCCGAGCAGGATAGGCATGACGGCGCGACCGATGCGCTCTGCCTGGGCGATGCCGGCGAGGCGCTGCGCGTGGCGCATGGTCTCCTCGTCGCACTCAAGCAGCTCTTCGAGGTCGAGCGGCGATGTGACACCGCGGCGGGTCGCCAAGGCGCCTGCAGGGCGGCGTTGACCAGGCAAGTCGATCTTGCAGCTGTCGCAGAAGGCGTAGCCGTGGCCGTCGATGAACTCGACTGCCCAGCCCTGTGGCAGTTCCTCGGTGAGGTTGTGCTCGTTCGTCTCGCAGCAGGTGCAGATGAAGATGGTGGGCTGCAGGCTTTTAGGGGCGGCAGCGGCGGCGGTGATCTTCTCGTGACGCATGGGAAAGGGCTCCATGTGAATGGGCAAGGCTGGGGCGTTCCCGGAAGCGAGCCGGGTTGGGGTACGTCGGGGTCGTGAGTGGTGGGGCTTGCTAGGCCGTCAGCTTACGTCGGGGCGGTGTCGGCGATCGGTTCAGGCGCGGGGCCGTTGTCGTTCACCGCGTTCTCATTCGCGGGGATCGCGGCGATCACCGGATGCGCGGGCGTGCTGCGCCATGTGGACATGGGCAGAAGGTGGAGCGGCTTGGGAAAGCGGCTCGGCTTGATGGTACGAACGGCCACCATTTCGATCACGAACGTGTGTCCGCACGCATCGGGATTGCGGCAAGCGTAGTAGACTTCGCGGAAGAGCAGCTCGCTCTTCCCCGTAGAACGTGCAAATGCGCGGCCCCCGCAGGCCGGGCAGTTGACGTGTGGAAGCTGGTTCGGACGGCCCGACATCAGACTTGTACCCCCGTATCTTCAGCCGCGGCCCCAGTGCCGGGCAGAAGTGCTTTGAGCCGACCGAGAAGGCGCGGGATGAGCGCATCGACTTCCTCGGTCTCCAAGATGGCGCGGTGGATCACCGCGGGCGTGGCGCCGGGCTGCAGCGCCTGAATGCAATGGCCGATCGCGTCTCCGGTCTCGCGCGAGGTGAGGGCGATGTCCTCGGCGAGCGCGGCCCGGCAGGCCACCTGGTCGACCAGGCCGATTTCAAGCTGACGGGCGTAGCTTTCGAGGATCGGCGCGTACCCACCGCCGGCGGCGAGAAAGGCCCGATCAAGCGCGATCGCCCGATCCAGCGTGGGCAGGCCCTTGCGGTCGCTTTCGCTCCAGTGTCGCACGGTGCGTGCCGCTCGGCGCGCGGCGCGGGCCGCTTCCTTCGCTCCGACGTATTCGACGATCGTGCGGATCGAGAGGGCGAAGGAGATGGGCGCGCGCAGCTTGGTCACTTGCTGCTGCCTTGTGCGGAATTTTGCTGTTCCACCGATCGACGGCAAGCGACGCCGGTGGTCGGCGTGGCTAGATCTTCGGCCGGGCGACCGAGGGGGAACACGACATCTTCAGCAGTGATCGGCAGGCCGTTGGCTCTCCCCACATCGAGCACGAGCGGCTGCTGCGTGGACGGTATGCGGCCCTCTCGCTTCCACGACGAGACATTCGACGGGGACAGGTTCAGAGCGCGTGCCATCGGGCGGATGCCACCGAAAAGCGTAAACAGATTCGTGTGTGCGTCGGACATACGGATCGTGTATGATAACCGCACACGTAATGCAATGGAGAAATACACACACCACGTGTGTGAGTTTTCCGCATACTAGAGCGATGGAGTCTGCCGCTACCAAACTCAAAGAACTGAGGAAGCAAGCCTCGCCGCCCATTACCGTGCGCGGGATGGCTGATGCACTTGGCATCCCATTCGGCACGTACTCAACCTATGAGGCGGCGAGCAGATACAAGAAGCCTACGCTGCCTCTCGATTTAGCGAGGAAGGTCGCAACTGTGCTTGCGGCTCACAAGGTCGACCCGGCGGAGGTGATGAAGCTCGCCGGGCTTACCACGGACGAGGCAGAGCCCGAGGTGAGGGCGCTTGAGGCCGCACGCCCTCGTGTCCAGTACGTGCCGCTGCAGCTCGCGCTTCCTAGTGAAGATGCCTTGCGCGATATGTTTCGAAGCTTGCTCGACCTGGCTCCGCACCTTCTTCAAGAGAGTGCAGCAAGGGACGAACTCGCTGAAATTCTCGCTCAGCGGCTTCCATCTGGCTTCGCAGGGATCGGACCCGTCTTGCTTGATCCAAGGTCGGCCGCAACGACTGCAGCCGATGCAATTCCTCCAACTCCCGCCAGAGATCGTCCCGAGCCTGCACGAGCGTCGCACACCTGACGCTACAGCGCAGGCACGCAAACTCGCATCCTGGTGTCAGCCGCTCGACGATTCCGGACAAAGGCAAATCCTAGACTGTTCCTGTTTCGTTCTGATAAGCAGGCGAAATCCTACCTTGGAAGCTCCTAAACACCTCGTTCAGCATATTAAAACTGGACACGTAGGGGAGCCAAGCAATAGCCTGTGCGGAATTGTCGCACGGGAAGCTTTGTCTTGTTGCGGGAGACTAGGTGGGCAGTGGACAAAGAATCAACTTTGCCGGGCAGCGAAGCCCTATGAGTGACCTTTTGGTCGATCTCACTGGAAAGACACAGCGAGAAGTCGGCGGCCAGATCGCCGCATCCCGCTTCGACTACCAAAAGGACTGGGCCTTTTGTCGGATGGTCCGGAAACATATCGAAGGCGAGAGTTACCTTGTTGCCTTCGAGTTCCACGATGACGTCTTGTTCATGCAGCCGTCGCTGGATCCGACTGCCGCTGAATTTTGCCAAGTCAAGACTTCGGCGTCACAGAAGCCGCGGACTCTCGCATCACTTACGAGCCGTCCAAAAGGGACCTCTTCCGTACTGGGGAAGATGCTCAGCAATCTGGACGGCCTCTGTTCTCGTCATGATGTCACGATTAGTCTCGTCTCGAACAATGCCTTCGAGTTCTCGGATCGAGACACCAAGGCGTCGCGAATAGATGAGAAGTACCAAGACAGAATCATCTGTAAGCTTCAAGAGGAAATTGGCAAGTTCGAGGAAGGCACTCTCGATAAAATCAGCTTCATGGTTTCCGGTGTTTCGCTGGCGTCAATCCAAAGCTTCTTGGAAGGGGAGGTGCTTGATCTCTTCTGCCACAGGTACGGAGAGGATCACGGGCTCAACACCCGAACTTGGGTCAGACTGATTAAAAGCGAGATTGCCCGTAGGAATAATTATCCTTCGAACGAAGTGACATCCATTGAGGAGTTGCTCGACAAAAAGTGTATCGATGATCAGTTCGTTGACCGGTCGCTTGATCTAGTGCGTGCCCGCACCCGGCCGTCCTTCGATGTTGACCTGGCTTGCGCATCCCTCCTGCGAGATGGCTGGAAGCTAGCAGACATCCACAAGCTCAAGCAGCGCATTCCGGAATGTTTACGTGATTACTACGACCCGAACAACGATGATGTACAGCACATCGTATCCGTCATGAGATCATTGTGTTATGATCAACACGGAAACATCGTAGACCTCGCTCAGTTTCTCGGTGTCGTTCGTTTGATACAGCCTGCAAATGATGTTGGAATAGATCTTTACAACGCCTTGGACTATTTAGATGCGTTGGGTATGGTGGTGTACCATGATGCAATCTAACTATAAGAAGCTGATCAGGAACTTAAGAAAAGGCCGGTATCGTGACATCCTTAAGGTTCAAGGAGCTGTGGATTCTCTCGAAAGTGGAGAAAGCAGCGACACGTCTGTCACTAGCGCCCGGCCTGAACATTTTAGTCGGGGAGAATGATGTTGGAAAGTCGACCCTCGTAAAGTCGCTTTACCATTGCCTCGGAGCCGATACCCCTCAACTCAGCAATACGCACTGGAAGAAAGCGCGCCCGATCTATTGCGTCTTGATCGAGATCGGATCTGAGCAGTTCTATGTAGTTCGGGACGAGCGTTATTTTGGCGTCTTTGATATCAATCGGCAACTCATATCGCGGCACACTGGCGCCGTAGGTCCATCAGGAATCGCGACCTTCATCAACGCGAAGCTCGGCTTCGATATCGAACTGGAGCGTCATGCGGATGCGACGCTTGGGCCTGCGGGGCCAGCCTTCTACTTCCTTCCTTTTTATATCGACCAAGATGAAGGTTGGCTCAATAGCTGGTCGTCTTTCAATGGCTTGCGGCAATTCTCAAACTATCGAAAGTTGATGATCGAGTACCATCTCGCGGTAAGGTCTCAAGACTACTACGACGCTAAGAAGCTCGACATGGAGCTTAGGAGGCGTCTCGCGGAACTCGAGAAAGATCGCACCGCTCTTCAATCGGCACGTGCTTCCGTCGAAAAGCGGAAACAGAAAGTTCAGGTTGACCTTGATCCTGCAGCCTTCCGAAATGAATTAGAGGCTCTCGTAGATCAGTACAATGATGTTCACCAAAATCAGCAGGCAACACTTGCCAAGCTAAAAGATGTTCGTGGACAACGCAATCTCGTAGATGGCGAGTTGGGCATCCTACGCAACGCTATTGTCGAACTAGAGGCAGACTATAGCTACACCGAATCTTCTGCTACTCCCGAGGTCGTGGGATGTCCAACCTGTGGTACCGAGTTTGCTAACTCATTTGTCGAACGCTTCGGAATCTTGGATGATATAGACCGTTGCGCTTCTCTCGTTGATCAGTGGCTTAAGCGCCGTTCTTCACTGTCTGTGGACCTGCAAGCTGTTGAGCGCGAATATCGCTTGGGCTCCCAAGGCCTCAGCGACCTGGAAATCACGCTACGAAAAACGAAAGAGAACATCACGCTTTCGGAGCTAATTGCTTCTGAAGGAATGAAAGAGATGATCTCCTCTCTGAATGAAGACATCAGGTCGTTCCTGGCCAGAGAGTCCGATCTCAATAGTGATCTCAGGATCGTGGCGGAACGGATGAAGCTTGATCCGACTTGGAAGAGGAAGATTGTCGATTGGTATAAGACACGCATGACCGAGTATCTTGATGCACTGAATGTCCAGGTCCTAACCGAAAATGATTATAGTTCTCTCGAAAAGCAAATCAAAAATAATGCGCTAGGCAGTGATCTGCCGCGCGCGCTGTTAGCACAATGCTTCGCCTTTCTGTCGGCCATGAGCAATTTCTCTGACTTCGTAGTATGTCCTATGATTATAGACTCTCCATTCCAACAAGAGCAGGACTTGGAGAACAGGCTAGCAATCATGGAGTTCATATCCACGCGAGGGCTGCGCAATCAGCAGATGGTGCTCGCTACCATCTCGGTAGCTGAGTTCGTCGAGACCGAGGCCGTGCAATCGGCGAACGTGAAGCGCTTTGACCATAAGCTAGGGCTGCTTGATCGGGACCTGTACAGTGATGTTTTGGCCCATGTCGGCCCAATGCATCGACAAGTTCTAGCAGCCTGACTAGGATCTAGGATTCAGGAGCTAGTTCCATTCTCAGGTCTGTGGTGAAGCCTCCAGCCTTGTCGAGCCGGTGCGTGACCTCCGACACAAGCCACGTTGTCCCATCGATCCCAGCCTTGAAGCCGCTGACCTTGGCGCGCGCTTCGGGGATGAGTTCGGCGCGGCCGAGCGCCAGCTTGATGTCGAAGGTTTCGGGCGCACGCTTGAGGCGGTCGCGCTCGGCCGCGGCGGCGCGCTTGGCGCTGGCCTCGTCGGGATGGACCTTCCGCAACTTCTTGGCGCCGTCTTCCTTGCCCACGGTCACCGTCTGCTTCTTCGCCGCCTTCTTGTCGTGCCAAGTGGCGGTGACGCCTTCCTGACCGTCGCGCTTCTGGCGTGACCAGGCGTGCCGATCGCCGCTGCTGCGGGTGATCGCAAGGGCAGGCATCGTCTGCCCGGTGCTGGTCTGCCCAGCGCCCTTGGGTGCGAACACCAGGTGCTTGTCCTTGATGGTGGCGACGGCATCGTGCTCGCGGCCCAGGCGGCGCAGGAAGGCGATGTCGCTCTCGCGGCTCTGGCTGATCGTGGGCAGCGCGATCGAGGCGAGAGCGGGCGCGATCCGGGCGGTGAGCCCGTTGCGGCCCGCCAGATCCTGCAGCACTTTGCCCAGCGTGGTGTTCTTCCAGCCGCGCGAGTTGCGGTTGCGGATCTCGCTAGTGAAGTCGGCGGCGCGCGCGCGAATGGTGATCTCGTCCGGCGGGCCGCTGTGGGAGACATCGTCCACCTTGAAGCTGCCCTTGTCGATCAGGCCGACGCGCACGTCATCGCCCTGAAGCCAACCCATCTGCAGCTTGAGCACGGCGCCTTCCTTTGGGATGGCCAGGCGGCCGTCCGCATCGGACAGGACGATGTCCAGCTGGTCGGCTTCGTCACCACGCTTCTCGGAGAGGCTGAGCGACACGAGGCGGGGGCGCATTCGGTCGGTCAGGTCGGTGCCGTCCAGTGTCACTTGCCAGTTGGGGATGTTGTTGCGGGCCTGGGTCACAGGATCGCCTCGGGGGCGCCGCCCTGGCGGGTATCGTCGACGCGCAGGAGGTCGATGCCAAAGTCGATGCGGCGCGGCGTGCCATCCGCCATGAGGTAGGCGTGCCGTTCGTCTAGGGCAGTGATGACGTAGTTGCCGTAGATCGTGCCGGTGCCGTCGAGCAGGGGATTGGCCTCGCCGGTGTCGCCGATGCGGCGCAGCTCATCGAGCGAGACGCGCCCGTGCGACAGTTCGGTGTAGACCGCGCCCGAGAGGCTGATCGTCTCGTCGCCTGGCCCGACAAACTGGGTCGCATCGCGCGCGCCGACACGGGCCGAGCGGGCGTGGCGCCAGTCGGTCTTACGCTGCAGCTCCTCGAAAGGAAGCGTGCCGATCTCGAAGAGGAACATGCCGAGGGCCATCAGGTGCATGGTCAGTAATCCCCGTCGCGAAACTCGCGTGCCTGCTTCTCACGTTCGATCTGCTCCATGGCACGACGGATGGCGTCCTCGATCTCGCGCGGATCGGCGCCCATGCCGTGGAAGTGCAGATTGTACGTGTCGCCGGCTCGGGGGCCGGCGCCTTGTGCTGCCGCTGGAGCGCGCGCGCCGGCAGCTGCTGGGGCCGAAACAGCCGATGCCATGACCGCACCGCCGGCGCCGACCGCGAGCGCTCGCGTCATCTGACCAGCGAGGTCGGTGATACGCGCCAGCGGGCCGGCCGTGTTAGCGGCGAGACCCTGGTCTAGGCCGGCCATGACGAAGCCGCCCAGCCCGGCGAATACGCGCGACGGCGAGTGGATGCCGAGCTTTTGCTTGAACCAACTCGACACGGACGAGGCAACGCCCACGACCGTCGACTTTAGCGCCGCCAGCTTGCTGGTTATGCCGCCGATCAGGCCCTGGATTAGGTTGCGGCCGATCTCGGCGAAGTTGAGCGAGCGCAAATAATTCAGCGCCGGCGTGAAGGTCCGGATCAGCATGCCGAGCGGGTTGAAGGCCATGAACGTGAACTTCATGGCCGCGAAGATGCCCTGCAGGATCTTGGGCCAGTTGCCCCAGTTCTCATAGAGCCAGTAGCCGGCGGCCACGAGCGCGCCGATGCCGACGATCACGGCAGCAGCGATACCGATGAGGGGCAGGAGGCCGATTCCGAGTGCGGTTGCGGCAGCGCCCAGCACGGCGATCGGCGCGACCAGCCCGGCAAGCAGAATGCTTCCCGCGCCAAGCACAAGGAAGAGCGCCGCCAGAACGCCCGTGGCGACCGCGATGGCCTTGATGAGCGTTGGGTGGCGTTCTGCGAAGGCGGAAAGCTTCTCACCCCACTTAGCGAAGCGATCGGCAGCGGACGCCACCATGGGCAAGAGCGACGTGCCTACTGTCAGCGCCAGTTCCTTGGCCCGGATCTTCAGGCGCTGCACCTTCTGCGCGCTGTCGTTCATGCGCTCAGCGAAGTCGGCGTTCACCGTCCCGTTGGCGGCAAGCGCTTCCTGCCGGATCGACTGATATTCGGCGAATGCGGACATGAGCGGGCGCAGCGCCTGCTGCACCTGCATGTCTCCGAATAGCGCGGAGAGCTTCGCCTGGTCGCCGCCGGTCGCCTTCTGCGTCAGGCGGACAATCTCCTCGATCGGGCTGCGGCCGTCCTTTGCCGCCTTCTTCATCGCGGCGGGCACATCGATGCCGAACTTCTTGAAATTCTTTATCGTGTCACCCGCGTTGATCTTCGAAAGCAGGTTCTGCAGGTTGGTCGCGGCGCTGGCGGAATCACCCGCACCCTTGCGCGTGATCTGTAGGGCGGCGGCGAGATCCGCCACTGCGGGCACGCCCTTGCCGCCGAGGCTTTGCAAGCTGGCGCTCAGCTCGGGGAAGTGCTGCGCCATGTCCTTCACTTCGAAGGCGCCGCGCTTGCCGGCCGCTGCCATGACATCGAGCGCCTTGCCCGTCTGCTCGATCGGCACCTTGAGGTTGTCATGGGCGGAGAACGTCGCCTTGCCCAGATCGTCGATCTCGGCCTTGTAGGCGGTTGCAGCACGCCCGATCGGCGCCATCATGTCGACCGCCTGGCGGGCGCCCAGGCCGAAGCCGGTCAGGGTATCGACGCCCTTTTGCAGATCCGCGGGCATCTGGTTGGCGGCCAGGGCGGCCTTGCGCAGATCCAGCCCCATCAGGCGACCGGCCTCGCGAGACTGGTTCACCTTCTGGTTGATGTCGGTCATCACCGACTCGAACTGCATTGCCTCTTCGGCCGCGCCGGCCAGAGGACTCGCCACAGCCATGCCGGTGCCGATTGCCGCGGCGCCGCCTGCGGCGAGGCCAGTAGCGGTGCCCTGCACGCGCGAGAAGCGATCACGGGCGTCGGCGAAGCGCCTGGTGCGATCACTGACACGCTGCAGGTCTCGCTGCTGCTCGCGCAAGCTGCCGTTGGTCCGCTCGATGTCACTGCGGAGGCGCCGCTCCTCGCCCGCGAGATCACGCGTCGAGACGCCTGCCGCGGTCAGGCGGCCGCGCAGCTCTTGCAGCCGCGAGAGATGCTTCTGGTGTTCTGCCGTCAGCCGTTCGCAGTCGCGGCGTGCGCGCTCGAACTCGGCGCGCATCTTCTTCGTCGGGTTTTCGACCTGGGCGAGCTGGCGGCCAAGCTAGGTGGCGCGCTCTTTCGCCTTCTCCATATCGCGCTGGGTATCGCGAAGGCCGCCCTTCAGCTCGCGAAATGCGCCAAGTGATTCCTGCGCCTTTTCGAGATCCTTGAGCCGGTCGCGCGTCGCCTTCAGCGTCTGCGCAAGGCGGGTGGAACCGGCCGCTGCATCGCGCATTGGGCGCGTGAGGCGGTCGGCGCCTTCCATGAGCACGCGGATGCGAAGGTTCCGGTCGGACATCAGTGTTTCCCGCGCTTGCCGGTAGCCTCAGCCGGTTGTGAGCGCTTGGCGGCGCGCTCGCGCCAGCCCATCAGTTCAGTGACGGACATCTCGTCCATGGCAGCGGGCGGCCAATGGAAGATGACCGCCACGTCTGCCATGGCATCGTCTACTCGCTCGGGGAGAGCCCCGCCTTCGCGTCCTTCGGCAGCAAAAAATCCATGACTTCGCTGCCGAGCTGAGTGAGGTCCGAAGGGGCAAGCGCGGCCACGTCCTGCTTCGACAGGATCGGCATGGTGATCCGCGGCAGCAGGGTTTCGAGCGACCCATAGTCGAGGTTGAGGAGCGAGGTGAGAGACAGGCCGCGCAGCTCGCCCGACTTGGGCGTGCGGACCTGCACTTCTGTGATCGTGATGTCCCCACTGACGAGCGGCACATCGAGGGCGACGGTAGCGAGAGCGACGGCGCTCGCGGCGACTTGGGTCATGGTAGGGCTCCGGTTGTCAGAAGTGATCGCGGCGGGAAAAGCGATCAGAAGAGGCCGATGCCGGCACGGCGCTCGGCGAGGCGATCGACACCATCGACGATCTCAATCATGTTGAGCGGGTCGACCTCGATCTCGGTGCGGCCGTTCCAAACGACCTTGAGGTAGGCCAACGCCATGGTGACGCTGAACTCGCTCGGCTCGCCCGCTTCCTGGTCGCCCATCTCGATCTCGGAATGGCGACCGCGCACGATCACCTCGACCCGATCCAGGGCGGCGGTCTCATCGTTCTGGTAGTTGCCGGCAAAGCGCACGTAGACGCCGTCGACGGTGGGCGTGCCCCACTGGCGCAGCACGTCGCGCATCGGCCCGCCGCAGGTGAAGGACATCTCCATGGCTTCCATGCCCATGTCCATGCTGACGGCACCGCTCATCCCGGCGCCGCGGTACTCCTCCATCTTGCGGGTGAGGGTGGGCAGGGTGACCGACTTAGCATCGCCCAGGTAGGCGAGGCCTTCGTTGAACAGCATCATGTCCTTGAGGGTGCGAGGCATTCCCATGGCGGGCTCCTAAGATCGGATTTGGGTAAGGGCGGGTGCGATCAGGCCGAGGCCAGCTGGCTCGCGAAGTCGGCGAGGTAGCTGTCGGTGATGATCTGGTTGAAGCCGAGGTCTTCGAGCGGCGGCGGCACGGTGTAGTCGTAGTCGATCCGCAGCTTGCCGGCCTTGAGGCTCGCGGTGCTGTTGTTCGCCTCGCTGAAGAAGGCGTTCGCACCCAGGACCACGCCGCTGGCCTTGAGCTGGCGAAACAGGCCGTTGATGGTCTCGATGATGTCCTTGGCGAGCGCGGGGGTCAGCGGCTTGTCGATCGCCCAGAGCATGCCCTGCGCAACGGTGTCGGAGATCAGGTGCGCCACGCGGACGGTGCTCTCGAAGGCGAACTGGCTCTCGGCCTCGGCAGTGGTGCGGTTGCCCCAGAAGCGGTAGCCGTTGCCGGTGCGGACGAGCGCCGTGATCTCCTTGGAGTTCAGGACGGCGGCTTCGCTCGCCTGATCTTCCAAGTCCCAGTAGATGTCCTTGGTCAGACCCACGACGCCGGCGACCGGCATGTTGGAGAGCGTCTTGTGCGGGCCGATCTGTTCGTCGATTGCGGCGCGCAGGCCCATGGCGCGGGCAGCGGCGTAGCTGGTGACGTTGGCCTTGGCGACGGCGTCGAAGGCGACGAAGTCGGGCATGAGCAGCATCAGCTCGCGCGCGCTGAAATTGGCGCGGTATGTTTGAGCCTGGGCGATGGTGTTGCCGATGGCGCGGGCATACGCGAAGCCCCGCAGCTGCTTGGCAACCAGGGTGAGCGCGGTGGTGACTGCCTGCGTTTCAAGGCCGGGCGTACCCAGGATCTTTGGCTTCACGCCGAGCTGCGCCTGAGCGGCAAGAAGGGCCTGCATGCCCGTCTTCATCCCGTCTGCGCCGGTGGTGCCGATCACGTTGGAGGCGAGCGTGGCCGGAGCGGCGTCGTCCTTCGCGCGCACCACGACCACCAGCGGGCGGGCCTGATCGGCAATCGCGCGCAGGGAGGCGGCAAGGGTGCCCTGGGTACCGGCCTTGCCGATCGCGCTCTCGATGTCGGTGATGAGCACCGGACGATCGAGCGGGAAGGTGGCCGCATCCGCATCGGCGGCGATGGCGACCAGGCCGATGATGGCCGTCGAGACTGCAGTCAGCGTGCGGGCGCCGGTGGCGACCTCGATGACGGTGATACCATGCTTGAAGGCCATGGGCGGTTCCTGATCTTAGAGGGGCAGGGGAAAGGCAAGACGAGTGCGGGCGGCGGCTGCGGGCGCGTCGGTGCGATCGGCGTCCAGGACGAGCGTGGCGGCGCCAGGACGATCGCCCAGGGCCAGGCTGACGCGGCGCAGGCGCAGGCGGTCTTCCCAGCGGGCGAGTGCAACAGCGGTGGCGGCGTAGAGCCGCAGGATGTTGGCGCCGATCAACGGGTGGTCGATCAGCTCGGGGACTTCGGAGCCATAGTCGCGCCGGCCGACGCGCGTGCCGATCATGGTGCCGAGGATGTCGCCCACCGATTGCCGGATGTGCTCGATACCGTCGATGGCGGTGCCAGTGGTGCGGGACATGCCGGGCATCAGAGGGGCGTGCCCGTCTGCGCGGCGCCGGCCTGGACGCCGGTGTGCTTGTGGTTCTTGAGGCTGATGCCGCCGCCGACCACGTCTTCGGAGACCATGGTTTTGCCGGTGATGTCGACCTTGCCGACGATCTTGACATCGGCGTTGATGGTTACCGTCTTTGCGTCGACCGTGAAGCTGCCGTCACCCGGCAGCTTGGCGGCGAGCGCATGGCTCTTGTGGTTGTAGGCCAGCACGGCGCCATCGGGGAACGAGACGTGCACGACGTCGGGATCGTTCGAAGGAGGTGGGTTCGCGTCAGACCAGATGCCGAGGAGGACCAGGCCGTTGGCGAGATCGCCTTCGGGGCAGAGAACCGCGCACTGCTCGCCTTCAGTAGGTGGCGACCAGATCTTCATGCCGCCGGCGCGCCCCGTCACCCAGGGTAGGTCGCCGGTGACCAGGTTGCCCAGCTCGACGGTGCATGTGCCGGCGGCATGATCGACAGACGCGACGGTGCCCAGCTGGAGCATCTCGCCAGCGGTGTGTTCGGGATCGGTCGCGGATCGGGCCATGCGGCGACCATGTCCGGAAACCGGAACGCGCTGCGAGGCCCTGCATTTGGACAGGCGCCCGGCCAAATGCCGCCGGCGACGATGCTTCGGCGACGCGTGTATGGAGGCGGTGCAACGACTGTGTTTCTCCCAAGCGCTTCAAGGAGCTGGCCAGGATCGCCAGACACAACACGTCGAAGGCCGGAACCATAACGAGCCCCGCGACGCTTCTGTCCGACAGGAGCGAGACATATGCCGATCTACCACATCAACGTTCGTACCGAGTCCCACATCGCGGACACGTTGGATGTTGAGAAGGAGAGCCTTACGGATTTGCGAATAGAAATGGCGCGTTTCGTGGGTGAGTTGCTGAAGGATCACGCCGACTTAATTTGGATCGATCAGGATTGGCAGATCGACGTGACAAACGACGACGGGCTGATCCTCTACGTGATTCAAATCTCTGCGTCAGAGACCCCCGCCACGGTCGGGACGCTTCCTCGCGCCTGATCGTTTCTCTGACGGGTTTTACAAAGTACAGGATGACATGGAAGACGATAAGCCTCTCGACGCATTCGACGCCCATGAAGTGCTGCATACGGCTTCCATCATCGCCATCTTCTTCGAGAACACCATCGAGCGGCATCGTTTCACGCAGAGTAATCCGACGATCAGGGCTGCTGCAGAGTCGCTAAGCGCCGAGCTGCACGACTTCTACCAGCTCGTAGGGCGCGAGACCGGTGGCGAAGCTAGGGTGGCACGCTCCGCAAGCCGCGATACTGTGACGTCAGCCTCGAACGACGACGAGGGCTGACGTAGACAGCTCAGTCGTCGTTGTCCGCGAGCTGGTAGTTGCTGATCAGCAACTCGCCGGCCGTGCGCGCCTTAGCGCCGATAGTGTACGTCGTGGCGATCGGCGCGACGGTGAAGCTACTGAAGCACTCGCGCGCGCCTTCGTTGTCGTTAAGCGACATCAGGAACTTGCCCTTGATGCCGGCGAGCTGCTCGGCCAGCTGGGCGAAGTCGGCGCGGCTGAAGACGCCGGGGCCGTAGTCGGTCTCGCAAGCCCAGTAGGGTGGATCGAGGTAGAACAGCGCGCCCTCGCGATCGTAGCGACGGATGAAGTCCGCATAGGGCAGGCGCTCGATCGTGACCGACTGCAAGCGTTCGTGGATCTCGGCGAGGAGCGGCTCCAGCTTGCCAACGTCGAAGCGCGCTGGCGCGGCGGCATCGACGCCGAAGTTTCGGCCCGAGACCTTGCCGCCGAACGCCAGGCGCTGGACGTAGAGGAAGCGAACCGCGCGTTGCAGATCCGTGAGGCGATCGGGATCGAGGCCGAGCAGGCGCTCGAACTCGGCGCGGCTCGCGACGCGGAAGCGCAGCATGTCGACCAGGTAGGGGTAGTGCTCGGCAAGGCAGCGGAACAGCGTGACGACGTCGCCCGAGATATCGTTGATCGCCTCCGCACGCGGGCGGCGGCTGCGGCGCAGGAAGATGCCGCCCATGCCCACGAAGGGCTCGGCGTAGCTGCTGTGAGGCGTGCGCTCGATGATGGCGCAGATGCGCTTGGCCAAGTTGCGTTTGCCACCGATGTAGCCGGCGACGGGGGAGACCGGACGAACCGGAACAAAAGCGGTAGACATGTAGGATTTCCTGCAAGATTGACCTTGCCCGGTGTGCCGGGAAGGGGAACTCGGACGGGCGGGCGCGCCGCCAGATGAGTGCGAGTGCAGGCTCGCGGCTTTTGGATGTGGGGACATCCGAAGTCCCCCTTCTTACAGGGGGTAGGCACCGGCGAGAAGCCGGCGCATTTGCTCAGGCAGTTGGCTGCGGCAGGCCCTTTACCACGCGCTCGAAGTCGATGGTGGGCGTGGTCAGCACGGCTTCGCACTCGTCCTGGGAGATGAGGCCCTTGGTGACGAGCACGCCAATCGAAGGGCGCAGATCGGGACGTCGCAGGTCAATGTACTCGCGCGGCATGAGCAGGGTGATGAGGCCCTGCACCACCGGATCGGTGTTGCTGGTGATCTGGATGCCCTTGGCTCCGAAGCGATCGAAGAAGGCGCCCTTGCTGACCCACCAGTAATGCTCTGGCGCATTCGCCCAGGTCAGCGCGGGTGCCGGTTCAGGCTCGGGCTGCGGCTCGGGCGCGGGCGGTGCGGACCATGTCCCGTCCACCAAGCGCCAGCCTGGCTGCACCGCTGCCGGCACCGTGACGAACTCGGCCGCGATGCTCGGGTGAAAGTGCTTGGCCGGTTCGGTGGACACGTCCACCGCTATGCCGTCGATGATGCGGGCCTTGTTCGCCATGCTTACCACTCCACCACGCAAAGGCCGCTGCCGCCCGAGCCTACGGAGGAATTGCTTCCACCCCCAGGAACGCCGCCGTTTCCAACGGTCACTGTGTAGGTCACGCCCGGCACGACTGTGAACACGCCGTGCGCGTAACCACCACCGCCACCGCCGCCGCCATTCCCTATGCTGCCGTTCGCGTAACTGCCGCCGCCAGCGCCTATACCGCCGCTCCCGGCGCCGTTCACACCCGCGCCACCGCCGCCGCCATGCCCGCCATGACCACCGCCGCCATTCATCGAGCCATTGGAGCCGCCGCCACCACCCGGCGCGCCTTCTCCCCCCGTCAAGCTAGAGCCGCCAGCACCCGGGAAACAGTCGAACGGGAAGCGCATCACCGCGTAGGCCGCGCTTGACGCTCTCTCTAATCCTATCTGCGCGCTCGAACTTGGCGCCAGGGTGTTTCCTGCAGAGTCGGGCGCCCCAAGTCGCCTGCCCCCATCGCCGTAGGCCGAACCGCCGGAACCGGCAATAGAGCCGCCCTTTCCGCCAGCAACTCCGCCGCCGCCGCCGGTCTGCGAACCGCCAGGGCCTCCATTCCCGAGTTGCGATCCAGCGCCGCCGCCGCCGCCGTTGTCGTTGCCACCCTTTCCGCCCGAGGCGATAAAGTCGCCCCCAAACCCGGCGCCACCAAAGCCGCCTGTCCGGCCCTGACTGTACGCCGCGCCGCCCGCGCCACCTGTCGCAGATAGCAAGGCTCCAAAAGACGTGGTCCCGCCTGCACCGCCCGCATCGGACGTGTGGCCAGCGGCGCCGCCGGCACCGACTACGCGAACGCGCAGCTTCGTGACGCCTGCGGGCACCACGAACGTCGCGTTTGAGGTGAACCAGCGATAGTTGCCGCTTTGGAACACGCCCATGACGCCAGCCACCAGGCCGGCTGCGCTTCCGTAAAGAGCAGTTGTAGTCAGGGTCTCGCTGGAAAGATAACGTGACATATCGAACCCCTAGATTAAGCGGCAGGAACGCCGTGCGCGCGCGCCGAAACCGTCGCCGAATCGCTCCGCACCCAGATTTTCTCGCCGGCGGACAACGCCAGGCCGCCGTTTTCCAAGATGCCCTTGGGCGAGATCACGGCATCGTATTCGAAGTAATCAGCCGCTGCGGGGGCGACGCCGGCGCCGATCGCCAGGCGAACGACTGCCGCCATGGCGCCACGGTTCACCAGTCGCACGTTCACGATCATGGTTTCATCCGCCGTTCCCAGTAGCGTGTCCGTGTTGGCTGCAAGGTCGGCAGACCCCAGCTTACCTGTGCTCATGTCATCTGCCCCATGAAGTATGCCTTGCCGGCGACCATCCGCCGGAGCTTGAACGGCTCGTTCGGTTCGTTCTGAACAAACCAGATGAGCTGGCCGGCGGTGAGCGGGGCCTGCAGCTGCAGCTGGGTCTCGTTCAGAATGGTGTAGTCGAAGACGCGAACGCCCTCGATGTAGACCGCCACGCCGACGGTGGAGCACTTGGTGAGCGTGAAGACGGTCTGCCCGGCCACGGCCGTGTGCGATTCCTTGATCACGTCGACCACAATGTTGAGGGCGTCAGTGATGTTGGCCCACTCGGTATCGCCGTCCGCGTTCGACTTCTTGCGCAGCACCTGGCCAGTGGTGCCGCCCGGGATCAGGTAAGCGCGCGTGATTGTCGCCAGCACCCACTGCCTGGTGGCGAGCACAAGGTTGCCGTCGACCACAAGATTGACCACGTTGGAGTTGCGCACCTTCATGGCCGCCTGCACGATCATATCCCGGGTGCTGCCATCGGCGGGTATCGGCTTCCACGTTGCCGGGAAGTTGGCGTAGGCGAACAGATCGCCATCATCATCGAACACGCCGACTTCATGGATCGCGAAGTTGCCGATGTCCGAAGGGATCAGCAGCTCGGCCAGCATCATCGAGGGATCGTTCGCGTTTACCGAGAGCGCGTTGATGTTGGCGCGGTAGACTTCACGAACGAGTGCGGTCTCATTGCCGGTGGGCAGCGCGACCGGATTACCGTTGCCATCTCCTACGGCCATTTGCGTGAGGTTGACGCCGCCGGTACCGGCGGTCGCCGCTGCGATCTTGGCCGCGCCGATCGCGGTCAGCCTCATGATGTAGTTCATGGCCATCAAGCGGCCTCCAAGACGAGGATGTTATCGAAGCTGCCGTCGAGCGAGAGCATCGTCTCGGGCGTGCCATCGAGCGAAAGGGCGTTGGGCACGTCAGGCTCGAAGTACGCAGCGATGCTGACGATCTCGCCGCTCAGGACCGCGCCACCGAAGTGAAGCTCGGCTTGTGTCTTGGCGAGCACCTCGACGCCGGTCATGTGGCTGCGCGTGTTCTTGGTGGAGTTCGCGACGGCCACAACCGTGTCGAGCGCATCCTTGTTGGGGATGCCTTCCTGGTCGACCGTCACGCGCACGCCAAAGGTGCAGGGCACGCCCACGGGGCGCAGCTCGTGCCACTCGCGCACTTCCAGATCGTGCCCGAGCGCCGAAAGCGCGTCCTTGAGCGCGCCGACGGTCCCCTTGCGGCGGTGGACCGAGATGCTCGAGCGTGCGACGCCTCGCTGCTGGGATTCCGACCAGTTGGTGTCCCACTTGTCGACGCTCAGATCCCAGGCCACCCATGGCAGGAACCGAGGCGGACAGCTGTCGGGCGAGCGCACGTCGCGGATCGGCACGGGAAAGTCGAGCAGGCCGGCGGCGACCTGCTCGAGCGCCTTTTCCATCGGCGTGGAAGCCGGGGGCAGGAGCGTTGGGTAGCTCACTCGCCAGATCCGGCGTGCGTGATGGTGATGCCGGTGCAGTGCGGCGCCTGCTGGCGCGAGACGGTGATGTCCTCTGCGGGCGCCGTAAGGACGACGTTCTGCACGCCTTCGGCATGGAGGGCGGCGAACAGCCCGGAACGGGTCACGTCACGCCCCAGGCGGCGGCTCTCGGCGACATAGGCGTCGAGCCTCGATCGAGCCGACGCGAGCACGACGCTGCTGTCGGGACCGCTGTACGTGCGGATCGTGGCTTCGACTTCGTACTCCACGATCTGGGCCGCGGCGGTGACGACGTGGTCGGTGAGGGGCCGGATCGACTCGTCATCGAGGTGAGCCGCTACCTTCGACACCAGGTCGGCGGATGCGGTGCCGTCTCCCGAACGCGCCAGGATCGAAACGACGACCTCGCCAGGCCAAGTCGCGCTGTTGAGTGCCGCGGTCATGTCGGCGACGAGCTCAGGCGAGGCGTCCCGCTCGGCTAGCAGGTCGAGGACTAGCGTGCGGATGTCGTCAGGCTTTGGGCTGAAGGCGCTGGCGTCGAGCACGTCGGCGTCCGCCGAAAGGGCATGGAAGATGTATGCGCCTTCCGGGCCGGCGACCGAGAAGCCCTCAGGCGCCAGCACCATGCGCCGGCGGAATTCTGTGTCGCTTTCCATCACCGCCGGGGTGCCGAGCTGAGGGTCGGCCGGGATGATAAGCAGGCGCGCGATGCCGAAGGTGGCTGCGATATTATCGAGATCGGCGCCGACAGCGTAGGCGGGCATGACGGCCCGGGCCGCATCGTTGACGCGCTGGCGCAGCATGTGGGCGAGGTAGGCGAAAGTCTGCAGGAGCTTGGTGGCAGGATCGCTGTCGCGGCTCTCGAAGACCACGCCACTGGCGGCCATCTCGGCGCGGAACCGCGCGATGGCATCCTCTACGATCGCCTCATAGCTGAGTGGCTCGATGATGTCGGGCGCAGGCAGGCGCGACAGATCCACAGCGGTGAAGGTTTGATCGGCCATGAAGCCATGTCGCGGGTGGGGAGGGGCTGTTGCTAGTGCCGGCATTTGGACGGGCGGCTGTCCAAATGCCGCGCGGCCGGATCACCGCATCATCACAGCGAACTTGCGCACCACTGCAGTGCCCATGCCTTTCTCGGGCTCCACGCCGATTGCCGCGCCGTTGATCCACCACTCACCTTTTACGATGCCAGCAGCGCGCAGGAAGTCGAGCGCGCCCTTGCCGTCGAAGGTGCCCTTGACCTTCCGCCCCGTGGCGTTGTCAGGCGTGAACGTGACGAACATGCCCGCGGCACCGCCGACGTTGGCTGCGACCTTCCACGACTGCTTGTAGCGGTCCTTGAAGGTGCCGAGCTGCTTGCCCGTGGCCGCCCATGCGCGGGTTGCGAGTGGCGCGTTCCAGTACCAGCCTATCTCGATGGCCTTGCTGTTGGCATCGCCGGCCTTCGTGGTCAGGTAGAACTCGCCCAGACCGTTGTAGCCGTTGTAGCCGGTCGAGTAGCCGCCAGCGTCTTCCACCTCATAGTCCAGTGTGAAGGCAGCGATGCTGGACACCTGACGGCGCGCGACGGGGCTGCGCACCAGGCCGCCGTCGTAGTTGCCCCAAGCGACGTGGTTGTATGCACGCACGCCGCATCTGGGCGACGTTACCAACGGCCAGCGCCACGATAGCTGCACGTTGGTCGCGGTCGCCAGGTTGCCCGGGTGGTAGGCGATCGTGTCAGAGTAGTCGCGGCCAGCGACAAGGCCGTCAGCGCACCATGGCGAGGCGTAGACCATGTGCTGACCTTCGGCGCCGTCCCATTGGCGGTCGGTCTTGACGATGGTCTGGCCGAGGGCGGGGGCGGCGAGGAGGGCCAGGGCGAGGGTGATGAAGGCGCGGATCATGGTACTGGTTCTCACAAAATCGCGTTGATGAGGGGGCGAGACAGCACACCCATATCGCCGTGCGCAGCCGTCTCGGGGTGTGTTCCCTCGGGGGTCTTAGGCGGTGTTGCGGCCTGCCACTTTCCCGGTTCAGCCTGAGACTCCACGGCAGGCGTCACATCGAGCATGCCGGTGGTGTTCGGATCGGCGGCCATCCCCGCGTCCACGGCAGCGCGGAAGGCCAGGAAGCCAGTGCCGCTGCTGTTCGTGCGGACGGTTTGGTTCGCCAGCGTTGCCCAATTATCAGTGCTGTCCGACTTGGGATAAAGCCGGATCTGGTAGATTTTCGGCACACCAGCGGCCTTGAGGGCCGCCGATATTGTCTTCTTGTCCGCCACGAGCTGGGCAGCAGTCTTGTTGTCGGTAAAGTCGTTGCCGCCGTAGCCCTCAAGAGCGTGCGTGAAATACTTAAAGTAGGCTTGGCGCCTCGCGAACCCGGCGACGAAGGTGTACGCGCTATCGCTGCCCTTCGCCATGTTCATGAAGGCGATCTTCGTGCCGGTCATGAGGGCGCGGCGCAGGTAGCCGCCAGTGCCTTCCCCGCCCGAGCCATCGGGATCGTTCGTGCAGTACTCGATGCTTCCGCCCATGATGCCGAACGCGGGGCATGTGGAGATGCCGAGCAAGACCGGGCCGAAATGCGCTGCGGTACTTGCCCACCCCGAGCCACTAGCCATTGGTCCCGCCGTGCCGATCTTGCTGGCCGTTCCGGTGGCTGCGCGCAGCGTGCTTTCCCCAGCGATCGGCACGGAATATGCGCTCAATCCCTGGTAGGTCGGCAAGGCCCCAACAGCATATTCGCGCTCGAGCTTGACCCACACCTGTGCGCCGGCGGGGAAGGCTGAGAGGCCGAACTGCGCAGGCGTGAAAGGGTCGGATTGAACGTCGGAAGCGCCGGCCGCGATCGCCTTGCTTGTTGCGCCGCCATCCCAGGTTGCCGCTATGCAGACGCCATTGATCTCCAAATCTGCGCGCGCGACATAGGCAGGACCGGCCGTTTCCAACGTCGAGGGCGTGGGGACTAGGAACGAGCTGGCGCTGATGACTAGCGTCGAGGCATCGGCAGAACCGATAAACTTGCGCTTGCGGCAGACCTGCTTGAGGTTCGCGCTTGTAGCGGCACTGCCGGCGGCTCGATCGATCTCATTGTTTGTGGTCGCGATGCGGAGGCTTGCCGCCGGAGTAGGCGCAGGCGCTACCGCTAGGTTGGCAGTCGCCGGATTCGCGCCCGCCGCAGAGACCGTAAGCGTGATCGTTCCCGCGCTTGATGCGCTAAGACCAACCACGACGTGCCATCCGTCAGTCTCGTTTCCGGCGACTGCCAGGCGGCCATCGTTGGGTGATATCGTTGGGGTGGCGCCAGCGGGAACGTTCCCGATATTCGCCACAGTGGTGCCTGGCGCAGTTGCCGCGGTGAAAGTCAGTGGGCCTGCGAGCGTCAACGTTGGCAGCGGCGCAGCGTCGTCGTTGCTGATCGTACCCATTGACGTCACGGTGTTGAGCCCGCTTCCGCTCACAGTGAGCGAGAACGACTCCGCGGGTTCCACCGCCGTGTCGCCTGTCACGGGGACGCTGATCGTCTTGCTGGTCTCACCAGCTGCGAACGCACCGCTGCCGCTGGGAAACGCTCCCCCAAAATCCGCCACATTGGCCGGATTTGCGCCGATCGCGCCGACCATCCACGCGTATGGGAAAGCGGCATTGGACCCGTCGCGGTTCAGTGTGAGCGTCCATACGAACGCAGTCGAGCCGCTATCACCCTCGGCCTTCGTCACCGCAGACGAAAGCGAGAGCGTGGGCGCGGGCGGCTTTGCTTGGGCGTTCTCGAGAGCGACGACGCGAGCAGAAAGATCCGCCAGCAAGTTGCGGCTGACGGCATCGCGGAGGCCGAGAGCTTCCAGTGCCGTGCGAAACGCCTGGGCTTGTTCAACGGTCAGGTTCGCAATGCTAAGCGCCAT